GGAAGAGCTGTTACCACAAGCTCTTCCACAATTCCGGTGGACAGAAGAATTGTTTGAAACTTGGCTAGATAAGGCCGGCACCGAGAAGAGGGCACGTATGGTTGCTGCCCTCGAAGGTATCGATCAAGTTTCACCGGAGCAATATGGGGAAAAGGAAATCTTTGTTAAGGTTGAGAACTTGCTCGTCGAGCATAAGCCTAATTGGGCTCCTAGGGTTATATTTAAATCTGCTGATTTAAATAATGCTTTAGCTGGCCCAATTTTCAATGAACTCATGGCACGCCTCTCTGGGGTGTGCGACAACATGAGTGGCAAGTATAGGTTTAGGCTTGCTTACAAGAAAGTTCCCACTGACTACACGGATTTCATTTCTCAGGGACCAGGAGAGTATGTTGAGTGTGATTTCAGTTCTAATGATAAATTGCAGTGTGCTGACGTTATTATCTTGGAAATGGCTCTTATGAGAAGGTTAGGATGCCCGGAATGGTTTGTTAGGTTGCATGCTTCAACCAACAAGTTCGTTGTTAAGAATAGGGAGCATGGTTTGAAGGCTACTCTTGAAAACATGTTACCTACCGGGTGCCCCGACACTACTTTTCGTAATTGTTTCTGGGATATGTGCGTCTGCTATGCTTTTTTGGTTAGGATTGATGCGAAGCGTTGTAGGGCCATTATATTGGGTGATGATATGTTGGCTAAGATCGATGGTCTTAAAAGGAATGCGGCAAAGACTTATTCCAACATCGCTACCGAGGCTCGTATGGAAGCCAAGGCGTTTAGGCGTAAGTATTTGTTGCATTGTACTTTTGTCAGCAGGTTTTTTGTGCCGGCATACTCTAAGCATCTCACGATCCCCATTCTTGGGAAGAGTATGGCCAGGTTCAACATGCGGGCAAACAACAATCTTAGTTTAACAGATGACCAATATATGGCCGGGAAGGCTATAGGTGGCGCGTACGAATTTCGCCATCTAAAACCTATCCGCGATGCTTTTATCTTGCGCTTTGATCACCACTGGCAACGGGTCTTGGCCCAGCGTCAGAAGGACAAGCACTTACCTGTTGAGTTGTCATGGAATGCCAAGAGTGCTGGTGTCACTTTGAAGAATGTTCAGGAGAAGATCTTCAATGTCGATTTGATACCAGACCTCGATTTTCATGGTTTTTGCTTTGACAGGTATGGGCTTGGTTCTGATGAGGTGATTTCTTTTTGCGAAGATATCATACTTTGCACTGACAAGGTCGATTTGTCAGGCACTGTTGTCGGCGTGATGGCAAGGGATTTTCTCCAGTAGTATCATATTAGGGCAATCCGTCCAACGATGGTAAACCTGCAGTAATTCTTTGGCACACG